TGTACAAAGTCTTTATCTTCTGCTTTACGAATTCCCCTACCGATACTTTGGATAACACGAACAAATGATTTTCCTGGTTCTAACAGAACTAAATTAAAAATCCTAGGTATGTTAATTCCAACGGCGGCAACACCGTAAGTTGCTACAGTAACTTTATTATCGTTAGTCGCATGTTCTTTGTATTCTTCTTTACGTTTGGTACCTTTAACTTCGCCTGAAATAAACACTGCGCCTTCTATCATTTCTGTTAATAATTTGCCTGTATCGATCCTGTTAACTAGAATCAATGTATTGCCTGAATCTGATAAGCCTTTTATAAGTTTGCTAAAATAAATCATTCTATCTTTGTTAGTGACAAGATATTTTAATTCTTCCTGATAAGTTTTAAATTCTGGTAAATCAATCAACTGTACAATGTTAACATGTAAGTTACTAAGTATTCCCATCTCTTGCAATTCGTGCGCCTTGATGCCGCCTACTACTGGGCCAATGCTAGCAAATATAGGAGCGGATTCATATTCATCTTTCGGTACAGTTCCAGTTAATCCCCAGCGAATAGGTGCATTACACAAGTTCTGTGTAAGTAAATTTTTAAGTACTTCTGCTTTGGCCATATGAACTTCGTCGACAATAACAGTTTTAACTCCATCAAGGAATTCTGCAAGTGTTAATGCAATATTCTCATCCCAGTTTTTAGATTTTTTATCTAAAATATTAAGACTTTGCCAAGTACAAATGGTATGTGTTTTATTAAGATCCTTGCGATCTCCGTAATATACACCGACATCTAATCCAACATTAACATAGTCTTCTTCAGTTTGCGTAACTAAATCTTTATTAGGCACAATAACAATAGTACGTCCATATTTCTCAGCACAATGACTTAATGTTGCTGTCATAATAGTTTTTCCAGCACCAGTAGCAACTTCTTGTAACGCTTGTGTATTGGTGAAAAATCTGTTTACTACATCAACTTGATCATCACGTAAGACAATCGGTTGTCCAGCAAATCTATGACCTTCGGGCCACACCTTGCCTTGATCTGCCCAGTATTGTGTTGTTATTTCTTCGAATTCAATTTTATTATTTGTACGTAAATCATCAAGTTCGTCTATATCAATATCCATGTTAGATAGTATTTCTAGACATTTTTCTAGTTGGCTAAGATAGCCATTACCGCCTAACCCAAACATACTAACTTTGCCATCCCACCGACCTAATTTGTATGCCGGTTGATATCGTGCAGTTGGATTTTCATATTTGAAAGTATTAGCTAGCTTTTTACGAGCTTCTAAATTTAAACCTTCAAATTTAATATTAACTTCATCTCTAATGACTAATTTTACTGTCATAAAATCTTACGTCCTTCTAGCATACTTTTTTCTTCTGCATACTCTATAATTAAATCACAGCAGTTAGTATACACTGAAGTCTTACCGTGACGCAACCCCATCTTTGTATCAAGTCCAATTACACTCATAGGTTGCCATGCGTTTTTTAGGAAAAATTTTGGTATTTTTCCACTACTAACAGCCGCAACAATTAAGGTATCATCGAGGCGTTTGTTATAATGATTTTCTGCAATAAAATTATTGAATTTTTTTCCAATATCGTCATTAGGCAATCTAAAGTAAATACCGACACCATCGTCGATACCGACATTTTTCATGGCTTCCGACAAAATTTCCAGATTTTCCAAATATTTAGAATTGCTAAAACTATCAAAAACTACCATAACTGGCAATCTTCTCAATTTTAACAAACTATCAAAAACTTCGGTCAACGTGTGTTGATTTTTATCAACCCAAATTTTAGTACTAGTACGATTAGCGATATTTTCGGTCAAATTTTCACCGAAATTTCGGGGATTTTCGGTGGTATACTTATATCGCATACTACGGTCATTAATGATGTTTTGATCAATGCTGGTTTCGATACCTAAGTCAGCAGTAATGGCTTTTTGAAAATTAACATGTTCAATGTTACTGATAATGAACTGTTTTTCAACCTCACTTTTCGACCAAGATTTTATGGTCAAATAGTGGTTTTTTATGGTCTCGTCGATATCAAACTTTAATGGTTCTAACGCTTCATACAGTATAACAAGATTTTGTTCAGTAAGTGTACAAGTCCAAGATTTTGTATTATGAGCTACTACCAGCCCATCTAGCTGTTTTGCTAAATTTTGCAAAATTTTACGAATTTCTTGAGAAAATGTCATTTCTACAAAAAGTGCAAGTTCATGCTCGTCATTCTTTTTAATATAAAATTTTCTTATTTGTTCTATATGGCGAAATGGTTTTGACCAAGAAGGTACCGCAATTTGCTCTAAAATTTCATCTTTAAAATCCGACAATTTTTCCGAATTTTCACCAAGAATTTTAATTATTAGTCGACTTTGGTTTTCAGTTACAAATAAATGACTGTTAATGTTAGATGCCAAGTTCCTTAACACATTACAGTCTCTCGGTGCTAGTAATTCCTCCAAAGGTTTGGAAGAAAAATTCACAATTTTTAGTAATAAATTATCTATAGTCATTATTCAGTAAGTATACACTAACATGTATCAAAGGTCAACCGGTTAGAAAAAAATAGGCCTCAATATTATTTAAGGCCTATGGTCAGCATTTTGAGTAAATTAGTTAGATGGTTGCATCTTCCATTCCAGCAACACGTAATTTTACAATATTTGTAATTTGCCATTGTTTCTGGTCAAGACCTTTAATAACACCGAGCCATTTGTTGCGTAACAGAGCAAATTCATTAATAATTTTTTCCATATCGACAACATCTGCTTCGCCGTCTACGTATTTTTCACAATCTTTACTACTAAGAGCACGTTGATAGTTTTCAAGATATTTTCTAAAGAAACCACTTTTTAATCTACGTAGTTCGATGTTAAGATATTCTAAAATTGCCTCGATTTCTTGTAATTGACCAAATCTATGTTCAACCGTACCAGGCATACTAGCACTGGCCTTTTCAACATTTCCTCGCAACTTCACTTCATCCCGTGCTTCGACTAGTTCTTGTTCAAAATAAGCCACAGCATCGGGAATATGCGAAATATCCTTAGCAATCTTAGAATACCAACCCATTAAAAGTCCAATTCTTGTACGTCATCTTCCTCACTATCAATATCATCATTAAGATAATATTCAATAGCTTGGTCAAGAGTTTCATCTACACCAATAGCACCTTTAAAAACCTTGTCTGGCATGCCAAAATCAGCTAGCAAATCGACATAACGTTCTGCTACTGTTTCAAGTTGCTTTTTATCAATATATTCGACAAAGTTTAACCAGATATCACTAATTTGTGTTTCATTCAACATTTTCTTCTGTCTCCTCGGGAATGGTTGTTGTAGGTTTAATGTGATAATTTGCCATTATCATATCTAATTTATCATCTTTCCATTCTTTTCGGTATAATAAGGTTTCTTCCCCAGTAGTAGGATCAACATATTTTAATCTGTTGCCCTGTTGTACAAGGATGCCTTGTTTTTCTAACATATCGACCATGCCACTGTAAGGATTCATACCTGTTTCATATGGAATCTTAATTTGTACAGTTTCAAAAGGTTTACTGTAACGAGTTTTCATAATCTTGCAACTTGCACGAATACCCATTACGTCCGATACTTTGTTACCATCTTCGTCTTCTTTCAATTTCAACTTTTTCATGGCAACTACAATAGAACTTGCATAAACAAATCCCTGTCCACCTGAAATTTTGTCATCTGGATCAAACATGTCTTGGCTTGCGTATGTATGATTAGTACACACCATTCCTACATTGTAATTACCAAACATATTGACGCAATTACGAACAAGTGCTGTTAGTGCTTTAGGTTTACGACCCATGTCGCCCTTTAAATCTCCCGCTTCAAACTGATTGATATCGGTAGGGGTAAGCAACATACCCAATGAGTCTATGACAAATAAGACTTTAGGACGTTCGGTCATTTCTTTATACTCTTTCATGAACTCGTGAATGGTTTTTGCCACATCATCGATCATTGCCATGTTGAGTTTAAGGAGTTTTTCCTCACTTGTATCTACACCTAGTGCATGTAACCATGCTTCATCTAACGCATTTTCTGTATCGACTAAAATAACATAAATGCCTTGTTGTTGTGCGTTACGCACCAGATTGCCTGAACAGATAAAACTTTTACCTGCACCGGATTCTCCAGCAAATACAGTAACCTTACCTAACGGTACACCTTTATGAAAGTCGCCGCTGATAAGATAGTTAAGTGTATAATTGCCAGTGCTAATCCAATCCGTAGGATCATTAAATCCTACTCCAAGACCGTCAATGCTCTTGGTCAAAGTTTTTCTAAACTTTGATAAATCGAACGCTTTAGTGGCCATATTAGTTATCCACGTCCATTGTATTCCACTCTTGTACTACAGCAAGCATTTCTTCTTCTGTATTACAAAGAATCTTAGCAGTCTTCCAATCGTTTTCATCATCGCGACCGCCAACTTCAACCATAAAACCATTATCATAACGATTAATAGTAATAGATTCATTTACCTTACTTAGTTTGCTTAATTTAGACATATATTTCTCCTATTTTTATAGATAGCTCGGGCGTACAACTAAGTTGCAGAGGCCCTAGCCGTGTTTATTGTTTATTGCTTTTGACGATTACGAATCATTGCCAAGATATCTTGGGCACGTGAATCACCGGCGGCACTTGCTTCAGCTTTTGGTGCTGGCGCAGTAGTTTTTGCTACAGGTGTTGGTGTATCATCTTCATCGTTGTCATTTGCTACAGGTGCTGGAGTAGCTTTAGGAGTTGCTTTGTTAGGATCGCCAGTATTTTGGCTCATTCCAGCTGGTTTGAAATATTGTCCCCAACGATCCATGTCATATGGCTCGCCGTCAACACTTGCTTCAAACATTTCTTTCATAACTTTCAATTCAACTTCGCCTGGTTTCTTAGGCAAGAAATCTGACAAGTTAAACAAGCCATGTTGTTGAATAGCCGCATTTTCTTCATCGCTTAATGGACGCTCACGACGTGCCCAACTTGAAGTTGAGTAGTCAGCGTAACCACCTTTGCTAGATTTCTTCATGCGATAATCTAAACCGTGTACTAAGTCTGTTGGTAAATCTTCCAATTCTGGATCAACAAGTGCCGCACGGATACTTGTAAAGATTTGGGGACCAATGATAAATCTACGGATTGGATTTTCAGGTTGCTCATCACTCTTTTCGCCTAAGCCGTCTTCTACAACAAAGCCTTGGAAAATGTATGAACGCTTTTTCCAGTATTTACGACCCATATCTTCCAATGCTGGATCTTTAAACCATCCACGCACTTCTGAAAGAATAGGACATGTGTCGCCATACATTTCTACGCATGGAACTTGTACTGTTACTGGTTTGCTTTCTGATTCACCTTTGATTCCAGCGAATGGCAATTTGATCATTGCACGTTCTACCCAGAAAAAAGTGTTGTCGGTGTTACCATCTGGTAAAAATCTAAGTGTAGATTCGCCACCTTCTTTGAGATTCCAGAATGGATAAATTGATTTATCTCCACCTGAACGATTGTTGTCTGAACCTTTCGATTCTGCTGCCTTAAGTTTTGCTCTGATTTCTGCTAAAGATGCCATAATTGTTTCTCCTATTAATAGCCTTTGTTTTGCATTTCTGCGATTTTATTTGCCTATATTTGTTTAGAACCTACTAAACAAAAAGCGCATACATGTTATTGTATACGCTTTTATTTATGTTTGCAAGAGAAATCTTGCCCTAAATGTGAGTATTTTACTCGATTAACGTCCGCGAGCTAAACTAATAATTCTAGCTAAAGAGTCTTCGGTTTTAAACGATACGCTTGTATTTTCAGTTTCACTTACAGTAGTATGGCCAACAACTGCTCCTGGCTTTTGCAACGCGGCCGCACGACGAGCAACATATTCTGGATTATCAACCTGGAGTAAATCTGCTTGATTTCCTGGTTTGAAATCCATTCCTTGGCTCGAATCACCGCCACCAACTTTATCTTGTATACCCTTTAACATTGCCTGAGGATCCATGTTTCCGCCCATCGAAGGCATATTGCCTCCCATGTTTTTCATCATATTGCCTACATGACTTTGTATTTGCTGTCCCATTTGATCTGGATGGTCAGGATCAAAATTTAAGTCATTATCACTACCTGGCATTTTTAAATGCATACCTTTTGCAATATCTCTAAACTTACCCATCGCATCGGCATAACTAGCAGGTTGTCCATTAATAGATCCTGTTTGTGTATTGTTACTTGTAGAAGTTGCATTGTTTGAACTTGGCTCTGGTGTTCCACCATTAGCTTGCATGTATGATTTTTCTAATTTTTCTAAATCAGCACCTTGATGATTTGCCTTAAAATTATTCATCATAGTAGCAAAATCTGCGGCATCGTCTCCTGTGCCTTGATCTGCATCATATGCATCGCTAGCTTTATCCATTTCATTACGGTCGTCTGTTTCTTCTTCCATTGGATGTGCTTGGTGAGGAACACCTGCCAATTTTAAAATATGGGACTGTTCGTGACCCGTATCGCTTGGAGGATCTAAACGATCGATTAATTTACATACATGACGTACATCATCAGGTGTTGCATTTTCATATGCGCCATTTTTAAAATTACTAATCACATGACTCTTAGTCCAAGTTCCACCTTTAGTAAAATTACCTTCGTGTAAACCTTGGCTTTCTGCATCGCGATTCCAAAAACCACTAATGCTTTGCATAATTTCTTCTATACCACTTTGCTGTGGTTCAAATCCAAAATCTTGTGGACTCATTCCACATTCTCTAATTGTGTCGTGTAGTGTTTTTTTGCTATGCCCAAAATCTAATTCAGTATCTAAACCTGCGCCTGCTTTCTTGGCCATGTGGATTGCTTTAATTAATCCAGTTTTTGCTAAATGTTTAGCTTTACTATGAGCGGTGTGAGTTGCTCCACTTTTGTCTGTAATATCACCTTGAGCTTTTCTATAAGGTGGATCAAATGGAGGATTGTCTTCGCTTTCAGCTACAGGAGCAGGAGCTGGAGGAGTTTCTTCAGGTGTAGCTGGAGGTACTGGAGGAGCACTTGCGTCTGGAGCTGGAGG